AAATGCAATTTTTCACACCCAGCGGCACTAGACTTTCACCACGTAGACCCAGCAGAAAAAGAAGCCAATATACACCGCTTACTATCAAACGGACAGTTTAAAAAGCTAGAAGAAGAACTAGAAAAATGTATTGTTCTATGTGCAAACTGCCACCGAATCCACCACTACGAAGAAAAGTCTGCTAAGATACGGCCATTAACAACCAACCAGCTGCCAGAACATGCCGGTCAACGTTGAACCAACAAATGAATATCCGACCCCACCAAAGGTCAAACCGCACAAGACTATTAAGTCTCATTCCGACAACTTGAGAGTCAAGGCCAACACTGCTTTGCTTTTAAAAGAGCTTGGAGGCTTAAGTGAAGCTACGCCCGAAGAAGATGCGCAGGCTAAAGAACTTTTTGCACAGATAGATGGCGAAGACCCTTCTAAAGAAGTCCAAGAAAAACAGAACAATGCAGTTACAGAGCCAGGAATAGCGTTAGCACTTGGCGGATACATCACACACTACGATCAGCAGGTTATTGCGGATAAAGTACAGCTTCGAAACATTGCTATAAACCGCCTATTAGAGATGAGTAAAGACGATGACCAGAAAATTGCCATCAAAGCGGTCGAATTAATAGGAAAAGCATCAGATTTGTTCACTGAGCACCAAGAAATTACTATTACACACAAAAACAGTGCCGAGTTGCAAGACGCAATTAGGGAAAAAATTAGGCTTTTAATGGAAATGAACACCATAGACATCACTCCGACGCCTAAAAAACTAGCAAATAGTCTCGATGAGTAAGCTTAGCGTCGAAGAATTACAAGCATTAGAGCAAAACTTGGGTAAAATGAACCCAGCACAGCTTCGCACGCTTTTAGCAGAGCTAGATACGACTGTAGAAGCTAAGCAAAAAGAGAATTGTCAAGAAAATTTCATGGATTTTGTCCATAAAGTATGGCCGCACTTTATTGATGGGGAACATCATAAGGAAATGGCCGAAGCCTTTGAAAGGGTAGCCCGTGGTGAATGTAAACGTCTTATTATTAATATGCCTCCTCGTCATACTAAGTCAGAATTTGCTTCTTATTTACTTCCAGCGTGGTTTTTGGGTAAATTTCCTAAGAAAAAGATTATTGAAACCGCTCATACAGCAGAGCTTGCGGTTGGCTTCGGACGTAAAGTCCGTAATCTTGTGGATTCCGACGTTTATAAGGCTATCTTCCCGGGAGTTGGACTACAAAGTGACTCTAAAGCTGCTGGGCGCTGGGCAACTAACCAGGGGGGAGACTATTTTGCTATCGGTGTGGGAGGCGCAGTTACGGGTAAGGGCGCGGATATTCTCATTATTGACGACCCACACTCAGAACAAGAAGCAGCCCTAAGCGAAAACAATCCAGAGGTTTACGACAAAACTTACGAGTGGTATACATCTGGCCCACGTCAGCGTTTACAGCCTGGCGGTTCAATTATTATGGTTATGACGAGGTGGAGTAAAAAAGACCTCACAGGACAAGTATTAAAGTCTGCTGCACAAAGAAGTGGTGAAGAATGGGAAGTAATTAATTTTCCTGCAATTTTACCCGATGGGATGCCACTTTGGCCGCAGTTTTGGTCTTTAAAAGAATTAGAAGCACTTAAAAATGAACTCCCCAATGCAAAATGGCAAGCGCAGTATATGCAGGAGCCAACCTCAGATGTCAGTGCAATTATTAAAAGAGAGTGGTGGAAGCAATGGGAAGATGAAGACCCACCTTATTGTGAGTTTTTAATTCAATCTTGGGATACAGCGTTCTTAAAAACCCAGCGTTCAGACTATTCTGCATGTACTACATGGGGTGTTTTTTACCGCCCAAATGACCGAGGAGTTGACGTAGCTAACATAATTTTGCTAAATTCCTTTAAAAGGCGTATGGAGTTTCCTGAATTAAAGCAAACTGCATTTGAACACTATAAAGAATGGGAGCCTGATTCTATAATCGTTGAAGCAAAAGCTTCTGGTGCTCCCTTAGTTTTTGAGCTACGGGCGATGGGTATTCCGGTCCAAGAGTATACTCCTAGCAAAGGTAATGATAAAATAGCGAGGCTAAATGCTTGCGCAGATCTTTTTGCGTCTGGCAGGGTTTGGGTACCTTGTACAGCTTGGGCAGAAGAATTAGTAGAAGAAGTAGCAAGTTTTCCTTCGGGCGAGCACGATGACCTAGTTGATAGTATGAGTCAGGCGTTGCTTCGCTTTAGAAGGGGTGGTTTTGTGCAGTTAGATTCCGATGAGCAAGATGAACCAAAGATGTTTAAGTCAAAGCGCAATCAGGGTTACTACAACGTATAGGTTAAATTATGGCAATAGATAAGTCACTCTCACAAGCCCCAGCGGGTTTAGGCGCAATTAATATGGCGGATATGGATAACACCGAGCCTGACTTAGAGATTAGCATTGAAGACCCAGAAGCAGTCGAACTAGACATCCATGGACAGCCAATACTACGTATTGAAAAAAGTGAAGACGAAGAAGGCTTTGATGACAACCTTGCCGAGTACTTAGATTCAGACGATTTAACACAACTAGCAAGTGACATTATTGGTGATGTTGAAGATGACATGTCCGCTAGAAAAGATTGGATGCAGACTTATGTAGATGGTTTGCAGCTTTTGGGTATGCAGATAGAAGAACGTATGGAGCCATGGCCCGGTGCCTGTGGTGTCTATCATCCTTTATTGTCTGAAACCCTTGTTAAGTTTCAAGCTGAAACTATTATGGAGATTTTTCCAGCACAGGGTCCTGTTAAGACTCAAGTTGTAGGAAAAGAAACTCCCGAGAAAAAACAATCCGCCGAGCGGGTTGCAGATGACATGAACTACCAACTCACTGAGAAGATGGAAGAGTTCCGCCCTGAGACTGAGCGTATGTTATGGGGCTTAGGTTTATCTGGTAATGCGTTTAAGAAGGTCTACTATGACCCAAGCATTGAGCGCCAAGTTAGTATGTTTGTACCGGCAGAAGATTTAATTGTTCCATACGGTGCATCAAGTTTAGAACAAGCCCCCCGTGTTTGCCATGTAATGCGCAAGACCGAGAACGAAGTTCGCAAGTTACAAGTAGCGGGCTTTTGGCTAGATGTTGAGCTTGGAGAGCCTACAGATAGTTTTGATGAAGTAGAAAAGAAGATTGCCGAAAAGATGGGCTTTAGAGCCACTACGGATGATCGTTATAAAATCCTTGAAGTACAGATTGACCTCAACCTAGAAGGTTTTGAGGACACAGACGAAGACGGCAACCCTACGGGTATTGCACTGCCATATATTGTGACTGTCGAAAAATCCAGTCAACAAGTCTTGGCGATTCGTCGTAACTGGAGACCCGAAGATGCAAATAAAAAGAAACGTAATCACTTTGTTCACTATGGCTATATACCCGGCTTTGGCTTCTATTGCTTTGGTCTTATTCATCTTATCGGTGCATTTGCTAAATCAGGCACTTCCATTCTCCGCCAACTCGTTGACGCTGGATCGCTTAGCAACTTGCCAGGTGGCTTTAAGACCCGTGGCTTGCGTGTTAAAGGAGACGACACCCCCATCGCCCCGGGTGAATTTAGGGATGTTGATGTGCCGTCCGGGTCCATCAGGGACAATATCGTTCCCTTGCCTTACAAAGAACCCTCAATGGTTCTTGCAGGTCTCTTAGATAAAATTATTGAAGAAGGTCGTCGCTTTGCATCCGCAGCGGATTTAAATATAAGCGACATGAGCGCCCAAGCTCCCGTAGGTACAACACTAGCAATTCTAGAACGTACCCTCAAAGTCATGTCCGCAGTACAAGCTCGCATCCACTATTCATTTAAGAAGGAGCTCTGTCTCCTGCGTGACATTATTCGTGATTACACCCCCGATGAATATAGTTATGAACCCGTCGAAGGCTCACGCAGAGCTAAGAAGGAAGACTATGACAACGTTGATGTAATTCCAGTAAGTGACCCAAATGCCGCCACAATGGCACAGAAAGTTACTCAGTATCAAGCAGCACTACAATTAGCTCAAGGAGC